TTGAGTGCTTATTTGCACCAAAGATAACTCATAACGGCAATGTCCCCATTAAACCGCCAACCCCGCCAAAGTACACCCGCAAAAATAGTATCGCTATCGAATGGGAAGGGGAAAAGAAAACCCCATCCGAATGGGCGAGTGACCCAAGAATCACCCTAAGTGATGGAACGATTAGAAGCAGAGCAAAGGCGGGGATGTCTGCGTTTGACTGCTTGTTCAAGCCTGCATCCAGGAGCAGGAAAAAAGCCCTCAAACAGCAGGAGGCAGCATGATCCGTGACCAGATAGCCCGATACCAGGCCGAAAGCGTCATGCGCGCCAAACTGCCGCCAGTAGCAAAGCACAGCCAGAACCAGACCAAAACCAAACAGCCAGAGAGGGCCGCAGCGTGAACACACAATACCTGGAATTTGTACGCCAGCAGCTCATCGTTGCGACTGCCGATCTGAGTGGGGCAACTAAAGGACAACTGGTCGCCTTTGCCGAAAACGCCATGTTCACTGCCACTCCGCGCAGCCGTTCTCGCGTGAAAGTGATTAACCCGGCGAACGGGAAGCTGGTTAACCCGAGCAATCCGCCGATCCCCGGGCAGCAGTCCCGCGCTAAGGGGTCGCACATTCCTCTGGTTCAGCCGGTCGAATACTCCACCGCGTCATGGCGACGGGCGGTCCTGTCGCTCGAGGAGCACCAGAAAGCGTGGCTGCTCTGGAACTACAGCGAAAATACGCGCTGGGAGAACCAGGTGGCGATCACTCAGTGGGCATGGGCCGAGTTCAGGGAGCAACTGGGAACCCGGAAGGTGGCCGGCAAGACCATGGACAGGCTTAAAGTGTTAATCTGGCTGGCGGCACAGGATGTGAAAGCTGAACTGGCCGGGCGTGACGTTTACGAATATCAGGCACTGGGCGAGTTGGTAGGCGTGGCGAAATCCACCTTTACGGAAACCTATCTTCCGCACTGGCTGGCAATGCGGAGCAGTTTTACACGGCTTGATAGTCAGTCTCTCATTTCCGTAACGCGATCACGTTCACAACAAAAGGCGACAAATTACGACCAAAGTATTGCAAAACCGAACTGAAACGCATATATTTCATGTAAATCTGATATCGTCGCCATAGCTTTGGTTGTCGACTGAATTACACAAAAGAGCCTCGGTTAACCGCCGGGGCTTTTTCGTATCTGAATCCCGCTACCTGGGACCTTTAGGCCGAAGAGCCGATATTGCCATTCCCTCACATACGCCTACGGGCGATTTAAGCGCCGTTGGACACCCCCATCTCCAGATGTACGGCGCTCTTTTATTTTTCAATGCGCAGCTGGGATTACCCAATGGAGAACAGCCTAATCACAAGCATTGCTGCCGTCTTATTCGGTGGCGGTGCGCTCGCGCTTTTCTGGAAGCCATTAAGCGCGGTCATTGCTTCAGCAGTTACGAATAACAGGGCCGGCGGCGAGGTAATTACACATTACAAAGAGCAGGTTGTTCTTCTCAAAGCCACTAACGACGAGCTGCGTCAAGAGAACAACGAATTGAGAGAGCGAAGAGAAAAGGATCTGCAGCGTATTTCCCATCTCGAAAGCGACATACGCATCATCAAAAGCTCGCTTCGCATACTGATAGCAATGACCCAGTCCGGAGGCGATGAACAGTTCCGGGGCCAGGTGAGCTCAATGCTCGCGAAGCTGGAGGAAGATCGCCATGAAAGTTAAAGCGTTTATTGAGAGCCACAAAGGGCGTCTCATGATAGGCGCCATGTTTCTTCTGTTCTGTGCCATGTGCAGTGTGATGACGATCGCCTTCACGTACTCCAACAGCAAAATACGAGCTGAGTACCGCGATATAGCTGATGAGCGGGACAAGAAGGTTGAATTGCTTGCGGTGCAGGTAAGCGAAATGAAGGCAAAGCTCGATTCCATCCCGGAGCGAACTGCAGAAAAGACGGCAGACAAAGTAAAGCCACTGGTTGAGGAGGAGAAGAAGTGAGCCAGATTATCCCCATCCTCAACTTTGAGGAAGGCTATCGGGAAAAGCCATACCGCGACACCCTTGGATATCCCACCGTTGCCGGCGGAATCAAGATCGGCCCTAAGGGCGCATCGCTGTCCAATTACACCTTCACCGTACCGCGCCGTGTTGGCGACGTGTGGAAAGAGGTGTTTGTTGAGAACACTATCACCGAGATGCAGTTTCGACCAGCAATCATCAGCGCACTGAAGAGTTGCAATGATGCCCGCCGGGATGTGCTGATTAGCATGGCATATCAAATGGGCGTTCCCGGCCTCGCTGGTTTCAAAAACACCCTCGCAATGGTCTCCGAAGGAAACTTCGACGGCGCTTCACGTGGAATGCTCAACAGCCTGTGGGCTAAGCAAACACCGGAACGCGCTCAGAGGCACGCGGAGGTGATGCGATCCGGTAGCTATGACATCTACAAAGGCCTCATCTGATGGATGCTCTCAACATGCTTCGCGGGATGTCCGGGAATATCTCACTCAGTCGCACACAAGCCGCACTAGGATTCCTGGTCAGCAGCTGCGTGGTTGCATGGCAGGCCTATCAGGGAACGCTGTCTGAGGTCGTTTTTGGCTTGTATTTCGGTTTCTGCACCGCCGGGTACCTTGGCGCTAAAAAGCTGTCCGGAGATAAAGATATCAAGGAACAACAAATCGACGCCGGTATGAACCCAGGAGAGAAACCATGAGCATCATCGAAATGTTGATCGCCGGATTCTTCGCTGTAGTGGCTATCGCCGCCGGAGCATTTGGCATCGGACACTCGAAAGGGAAGGGCAAGGCAGAGCAGGCCGCCACCGAGCGAGAGACGAAAGCCAAAATCGAGCAGGCCACTGCCGCAACTAAGCGCCAGACGCAAACAAGCAAAGAGGCTTCAGATGTTCAGGAAACCGTTACTCGCATGCCTGGCAACAATGTTGATGACGAGCTGCGCAGAGACTGGCTCAACAAATAACACAGTCGTGGTCGATACCGCTTGTAACTGGGTGAAGCCGATCCTCCTTACTGAGGCCGACATCCTGTCAATGGATGATCGCACCAAGCGGGCGATCCTGACCCACAACAAAACGTGGAAAGCTAACTGCGATACGGAAGCCGCTAAATGAGTGCGTACTCTATCTACAACATCATTTCCGGCGGCGCGATAGCCGCACTTCTCATGACATGGGTGTTCTTCTGGATTTAGTGGAAGCAGGAGCGCCGTCACCGCGAAGAAATCAGGAAGATGCAGCGTGAGGTTGTGATGGAGATTAAAAGCGCTCATAAGCTCAATTAGAGGCCTCGCATTAGCGGGGCTTTTTTGTAACCAGAGAGGTCACTAATTATGAACGACCAGCAAATTGAAAAAGAAATCGCAGCCAAGGGTAAGACGGCGGCTCGCGTTACTCCTGAACACATTGTCAGCATAATCGCCAGCGAACATTACTTTACCGCCGCTGATGGTGCTCGTTTTGCTCATGTGCAGAAAAGCGAAACATACAGCGTAAAAATCCCAGCCCAGCCTGACGCGCTGGAGCTGCTGACATTCTGCGTTCTGGTGCTGAAGAATGGCTTTACGGTCACCGGAGAAAGTGCCTGCGCCAGCCCAGAGAACTTCGACGAAGAAATCGGGCGCAAGATTGCTCGGCAAAACGCCGTCAACAAAATCTGGATGCTTGAAGGTTATCTTCTGAAAGAAAAGTTAAGCCAGAAGTAGCCATTCCAAAGCGTCCTGTCCCGGGCGCTTGATAATGGATATCCCCCTGAGCGGATAAACTAAAAATAACCCCTGCAACGGATAATGACGGAGCGACCAATGGCAATTTGCAAGTTGTCAGTCGAGCTCAAAGCCAAGTGGTGGTTGCCGGTCTACATCAAAACGCTGACCCTGTTCTGCCTGATGATGGGCCGAGAGCCTGATTACGAAAAGGTGTCTGCGTTCATCGTGAAGCATGGCATCAGTCAGCAGGTGAAGGTACAGCCTGTAAAGAGATAACGGAGTGACACATGGCGAACGATGACGAGCGCAGGCCATACCCGCCAGTTAACTTCATCACCTCCGACAACTGGCAGCCATACACCAGACTGATCCCCGCCAATGAAGTGCATGAGTGGATAAATCGCCAAATCCTGAGCGATATCGGAAGCATCCATAACCCCGATCATGGGCACCTTTTAGAGGCTGACCTCTGCTTTATGTGGGCGTCTGACTCATTCACGAAAAAAGGGCGCTATGTGCTTGGCCAGGCTGAACAAGTAATGCTGCGGGCAGGTGGTTGGCAGAAGGCCCGGATGGAACAGCAGATGCATGAATGGTTCGGGCGCATCCCGAAGTTCATCATCACGCTGGCTGCCGATTACTGCTCACAATGCAGTGACCTCGAATTCTGCGCATTGGTAGAGCATGAGCTTTACCACATCGCCCAGGACACCGATGATTTCGGCGCGCCGAAGTTCAACAAAGAGACCGGGCAGCCAGTGCTTACACTGCGTGGCCACGACGTCGAAGAATTCGTTGGTGTCGTACGCCGTTACGGTGCCAGCAAAGAAGTGCAGAAACTGGTGGACGCGGCCAATGCGCCAGCGGAAGTAGCTCACATTGATATAGCCAGGTCATGCGGGACGTGCATGTTAAAGCTGGCATAGGCTTTATTAGGATTGTCATGGAGGTAACCGATGGCAGCATTATCGACAGAGGTTAAAGCCTTCA